GATCAACGCGACTGGCTGGTGAAAAAGCGGGTGCGTCGTTGAAAAAGTCAACCAACAAAAGGTTAAGCCATCACCGGCCCGGCGGCGCTGGCGCCACCGGCGGGCGCCGCGCTTTGTTGCGGCGGGGCCAGGAGGGGTGATGACCGGGATGCGAGGCGAGGGCTGGCGGACGCCGGCGGCGGTGCTGCTGGCGGCGGCGATCGTGGCGGGGACGCTGCTGTGGACGGCGGCCGGGGCGCGACAGGACGCCGCGCGCGTGGTCGCGGCGGTCGATCGGGTCGAGGCGGAATTGCGCTGGGCGCGGGCCGAACGGGGCCGCTAGGGCGGCGTCAGTCGCCGCGCAGGCGCACGGCGTAGAGGCCGCGCAGTTCGGACAGGGGCCGGGTCACCTCGCGCCGTTCGGGCGACAGGGTGTAGAGCCGGGCCGTTTCGTCGTCGCGGCCCGCGAACATGAAGACCGACAGGCGGCCGTCGAGGCCTTCGACCACGCAGCCGCCGTCGCGGCGCGGCGGGCGGGCGCGGTCATAGATGATCAGTTCGCCCATGTCCGCCCAGGGCGAGAGGGCGCCGGTGTCCAGCCGCAGCCGGTCGGCGCCGGGACCGAGCAGATAGGCCAGTTCATTGAGCAGGGGGCCGCCCTCGCCGGGGCGCGGCGCGAAGGGGATGACCTCGCCCTGGTCCAGCATGGCGCGCTCGCGCATCACGTCTTCGAGTGTGCCGCCCGCGGCCTCGGCCAGTGACCGCAGCTTGTAGTCGGGCAGTCGGCGAAGGCCCGCCTCGTACCGCTGATAGGCCTGGGTCGAGACGCCCAGCCGTTCGCCCATATCCTGCTGCGTCAGTTCCTTGCGGCGGCGCACGGCGGCCAGCGCCTGACCCAGCCGCTTCAGCTCCAGCTGGGCGGGCGATGGCTCGTCATCAGGGGGGCGGCGGGGCATGGGGTGATAAGTCACCATGACTGCCGGTGTTCCAAGCGCCAACATTTCAACGCTTCGTTAACTGAAAAGGGGGTTGAAGAAAACAACAAATCACCCACTTTTTCACCAGCGACGCCCCTTGGAGCCCGAACACATGGCTGCGCCGCCGCCCCCGCCCCCGCCCCAATTCCTGCCGGCCTTCGCCTGGTGGTGCTTCGCCCGCCAGCTGAAGCAGCGAGAAATCGCCGAGGCCCTTGGGTGTTCGATCGAGACCGCCCGCCGGTATCAGCTGCCGTTCGGCGCGGCCATGCGGCGCACGCCCGAGCCGCCGATGATGGACCGGATCGTGGCCTGGACCCAGGGCGAGGTGCAGCCCGGGAGCTTCTATCCGTCGGCCGAGGTGCTGGCCGCTATCCGTCAGCGGGAGGCGGCGTGATGTACGGGCTTTCAGCCGGGCGGCGGGCGGCGCCCTCGATCAGGTCGGCGGCGTCATGGACGGCTTCGGCGAGGCAGTCGAGGCAGGTGGGGCCGATCAGGCGGCGGCGCCACAAGGGCGCACCGGCGGCGGGGTCCGCCCCGGCGAGTGTCAAGAGGATATCGGCCGGGTCGATCGGTTGTCCGCACAAGGTTGATGCTCCTCACTACCCAGATCGTGGGATCGGGCACGATTTTTTCCTTTGTTTTTATGGCCAAGCTTCGCCGCGCGGTCCGTTGAAATATCTGTCAGTGGCTAATTGCGGGGACAGCCATGTCGCCGCTTGACCTGACGACCGAGCGCTGGGCGCGGCTGTTGCAGGAGGCGCGCGTCGCGGCCGCCATGCCGCATATCGACCCGACCGATTTGAGGACCCGCGCCGACCGGATGCGCGAGGTTCCGACGCCCTCCACCGGAGGGGTGGGCGACGGATCGGTCAAATGCCTGTGCAACGCCTTTCGCTGGGCCTGTCTGTGGTTCGCCACGGCCGGGCCGATGGAGCGGGTGGCGGGGGCCGAGGCCTTGAACCAGCTGGGCGACCGGCTGGCCCCGCACCTGTCGCCGCCGCCGCCGCCCGAGGCGGCGGCCGCCGCCATGCCCTTGCCGCTGGAGGCGCCCGGCGAGGGGTTCGCCTGGCAGCGCCGCGCCGACATAGCCGGGGGCGATTGAACCATGACGGGCGCGTGGGAGGGAGGCTTGCGGCCGGGCCGTCCGGCCGGGACCATGCTGGCGATCCGCAAGGCGGGCGGGATCGGCCAGCTGGCGCGGCTGTGTGGCGTGAGCAAGCCCAGCGTCAGCAAATGGGACACGGTGCCGCGCGAGCGGGTGCCGGTGATCGCGGCGGCGTTGGGGTTGAAGCCCGAACAGATACGCCCCGACCTTGCCGACTTCTATGAGGCCGAGCGCGAGCGCGGCTGGATCGAGCGGGCGCGGGCGCGGTTCGCGATCGCGTCGGGCCTGCCCGAGGGGGCGACGGCGACGGTCAAGGCCATGCCGGGGCGCCCCGAACCGGGGACCATGGACCTTCTGGACCTTGGCCTGATCGTCGCGGCCATGCGGTTCGCGGCCGAGGAAGCGGGGCTGCACGTTCGCGCGGTCATGGGTGCGCCGGCGGGCGGCGCGGGCGGGACGCCGACGCCGGAACAGTCGGCGCGCAGCCGGGGCATGGCCCTGGCCGTCGTGGTCGGGCGGGTGAATTCCGAGACGGTGGCGGGCGTGGCCGGGGTGAGCCGTCAGGCCGTCGACAATGCGACCGAACGCTATCTGCGCCAGCGCGACGGCGACGATCCCGAGACGGTGGAGAACGGCCAGGTCATCGAGCGCGGCCGCCGCCGCGCGGCCAAGGGGCCGGACGAACAGGTATGGGCGGACGAGCGGCGGTTCGTGCGGCGACTGGCGGGGGAAGAAGGATGATGCGGCCTAGAGAAATCCGCCGGATGCGGCGCGAGGCGCGCCATGTGTTGGCGGCGGTTCTGCATCCACCCCTCGAAATCACGCAAACGGCTTGGCCGCTGGAAATCCGTCTGCCGCCGAGCTGGGAGCCGGGGCCTGCCCCGATCGACGTCGATTTGCCCAAAGGCGGCGAGTGATGAGCGACACCGTCACCGTGCGCGAGCTGGCGATGCGGCTGGCCGATGAGATCGAGGCCGTGGTCACGGACTTGAGGATCGACGTGCGGCGCCGCGACCAGCGCCGCCTCTATTGCATCCCGCCGTGGGGCGACAGCGCCAAGCCCAAGCTGGAAATCGAAATCCAGCCCATCGCCGGGAAGTGGAACGACTGGATCGCCGGGCGGTTCGGCGACGCCCTGGGCCTTGTCGGCTGTGTGCTGACGGGCCAGCCCGACGCCAAGACGCGGGACGCCCGCCGCGAGGGGATCAAATGGGCGCGCGCCCGCTATGGTCTGGAGGGCGGCGACTTCGACGAGCTGGCGTGGCGCCGGAACATCGAGGCGGCCAAAGCGCGCGCGGCCGAGGCGCAGAAGGCGGCGGCGCGGAACCTGAAGCGCAACCGGGGCGTGGCCGAGCATATCTGGATCGAGGCCGAGGACCTGCGGCCGACGCGGTACAACGGGAGGGTGGCCGTGCCGGGCTGTGTCGGCGCCCGCTATCTGGAGGCCCGCGGCATCGACTTCAAACAGCTGGGGCGCATCCCGCGGGCGGTGAAACTGTCGCCGCGCGAGCGGTGGGTGAAGTTCGGCGGCGACGGCGAGGTCATCGAGGAGCATATCGGCCCGGCGCTGGCGTCCCGCATGGACCTTCACGCGGGCGGGTTCGGCAGTCTGCACCGCATCTGGATCAACCCCGATCGCGAGGGCGAGAAGGCCGACCTGGACCCGCCGCGCAAGATGTGGCCGGAGGCGGAAGGGACGGCCATCCGCCTGTGGCGCGGGGCCAATTTCCTGAGCGAGAACGAGGCCACGGCCAAGGGCCATTCCTGCCCGCTGGTGGTGTGCGAGGGCGTCGAGGACGGGTTCTCGATCGCCATGATGGTCCCTGAATACCGGGTCCATGTGGCCGGGTCGCTGCCGGGGCTGCTGACCTATGTGCCGCCGCCCTGCGCCAGCGCCGTCATCGTCTCGGCCGACAACGATTGGGGCAAGCCCCAGGCCCACGCCCTGTTGAGCCGGGCGGTGGCCCGACTGAAGGGCATGGGCAAGCCCGTCACGGTGGCGCGCAGCCCCGAGGGCAAGGACTTCAACGATTTGGTGCGGGGCGTGGCGTGAGCGGCAGGGAAGACGATCCTCATGGCGACAAGGCGTTCCTTGAGGAACAGCGCCGCCGCCGCCTGACGGCGGGGCGCGACGCCATCCTGGGCGCCGGGGACTTCGCGGACTGGCCCGGCGGCGATGACGGCGACGACGAGGACGACGACGGCCCGGCCGACGAAGGGACGGGCGACGACAAGCCCAAGCGGGTCTATCGCAGCCTGCGCTTCCCCCGTCTGAGCCCGGAGGGCGAAATCTATTACGCCAGCCTGGGCCCTGTCCCCGACGACTGCCCGGTGACGCCGCTGGGGCAGGACGGAAAGGTGTTCTTCTTCCTGACCGAGCGCGGCCAGCTGGTCAGCTATGAGGACGGCAAGTTCGGCCAGTCCCACCTTGAGGGCCTGTTCTCCACCCCCAAGGCGATGTGGTGGCTTCTGTCCAACTATCCGGCCTTCAATCAGGGCGGCACCTTGACCGGGTTCAAGGCCGATATCGCCCGCAAGGCCCTGTTCATGTCGTGCGGCGATCGCGACGTCTTCGACCCGCGCGAGAAGGTGCGCGGCCTTGGCTGCTGGCGCGGGCCGGACGGCGAGCTGGTGATGCACCTTGGAAACGAGGTGCGCATCGAGGGCGAGGCCAAGGGCCGCAAGCCGGGGATGATCGGCGACTTCGTCTATCCCGGCCGACCCAAGGTCGCGCCGCCCATCATGGAGGGCGGCAAGGAGAGCGCGGAGGCCATGCTGGCCGACTTTCAGACCTGGAATTGGTCGCGCGGGGTGATCGACGCCCACCTGTTGCTGGGGTGGATCGGCTGCGCCGTGCTGGGCGCCGCCCTGGACTGGCGCCCCATGACCTTTATCACCGGGGACGCGGGGACGGGTAAGTCGTCGTTGCAGGACCGGATCAAGAAGCTGCTGCCGGGGCGCATGGCCTCGACGGTGGACGCCTCGCCGGCGGCGCTGCGCCAGATCGTCAATCAGGACGCCATGGCGGTGTCGTTCGATGAGATCGAGGCCGATGTGAACACCGATCAGGCCGTCAATGTGATGAAGCTGGCCCGGGTCGCGGCCTCGGGCGGGACGACCTATCGCGGCGGCAAGGACCACAACGCCTCGGAATTCACCCTGCGCGGCTGCTTCGCCTTTTCGGCCATCGTGCCGCCGTCCATGCGCGCCCAGGATATGCAGCGCCTGACCTTCCTGCGTCTGCAGCCCCTGAAAAAGGGAACAGAGCTTGCGCACCTTTCCGACGGGACCCTGAGAGAGCATGGCCAGCGGATGGTCGGGCGGCTGGTCGCCGGGTGGAGCCGGTGGCCACAGACCTTGAGGGCCTATGAAATGGCGCTGGGCCGCATCGGCCATAACCAGCGCGGCGCCCGCCAGTTCGGCACCTTGCTGGCGGCGGCCGACCTGATGCTGTTCGATGAGGTCCAGAGCGACGGGGTTTGCGACAACCTTGTGCGCGGCCTCGCTCGCGCGGACCTGTACGAATACGAGGGCAGCGAGCCGACCTGGCTGCGGATCTTCCGCGTCATCCTCAACGCTCACCCTCCGGTGTGGGGATCCGGCTCAATGACCAGTGTGGGCGAGGTGGTCCGCGACTGGCTCAAGAAGGACGGCAAGCCCAGCGAGGACGCGCCCGCCCTGCAAAGGAAGCTGAACCGGGCGGGCCTCGCTCTTGTGAGGGCCAAGGGGGGCCATGTGTTTCTGGCGATCAGCCCGACCCACCAGCAGGTCAACGCCATATTCCGCGAGACGGACTTCCGCGCGGCGGGCGGCGACGGGGCTTGGACGAGCGCCCTTCGCAACGGCGGGAAATACATCCTGCAACAGGACGGGACCGGCGACGGCGTGTGGCGCTCGGACAATGTTCCCCAGCTGGAGCGCGAACGCTGCACTCAGATATGGTTGGGCGCGACCTATGAGGCCAACGGCGAGCGCATCCCGATCTTCGACCTGGACCCCGACAAGGTGAACCTTGAGGCCGAGGCCGAGGCGCGCGAAAGCGCCCGCCGTCTCGAGGACGGCGGGCGCCAGCCGGGCGAGGACGGCTAGGTCTCGCTGTTGCGGAACAGATGGCTGCGCCGCATCCGCTCGCGTGGGTCGTCTTCTGGCCGGGGTTGAACATGGGCCAGGGCCTCAAGGACGGCGCGGGCGTCGGCCTCCTGTTGGCGCCGCCGTTCGGGCAGCCCCTCAAGCGCCAGCTTTAGCGGACCCGCCCAGGCGGGGTTGACGTCGTAGGCCTCGCCCTTGATGAGCGCGGCGTCAATCCGCGAGATGGTGCGCGGAGCCGAGTTGAGCAGGGCGGCTAGCGGGGCCTTCCAGTTCGGCCCGTAGAGGGCCAGCCCGGCCCGGCGGATGAGGTCAGGGGTTAGATCGGTCATGGACCATCCTTTAGGGCGTGGAGGCGGGGACGGACAAGCCGCCCCCGCCCCGAGGGCTAGGCGGCGTCCGCGAGGGCGTCCGCGTCGTTGACGGCGTCAGGCGCCGCCGCCTCCGTCTTTCCCCGTCCACGGCCCTTGCGCGGGGCCTTGGCGGGCTTTTCCGCCGCCGGGTCCGTGAGCAGATCGCGGAGCAGCTGCGGCGCCCAGCCGCCCGCCTCCGTCGCCTTGTGGCCAACGTAGGTCACCAGCGCCCCCTTCTTCGCTTCGGCCTGACGGACTTCCTCGCCGGGCGCCAGATCGGCCACGGCGGTCAGGAGGGCGGGCCTTGAGCCGCCCTTGAGGAAGGCTTCGGACGGGGTTCCGAAATCGGCCAGGGTGACGCCCGCGTGGCGAGCGGTCCAGCCGAGTTGCGCCCACCGGGCCGGGTCGTGGTTGTCCGTCCGCGCCTCGCGAACGCTGACGGACAGGACGAAGCAGAGGGCCAGCAGTTCGGCCTTCTCGCTCGCGTCCAGCGCCGCGACCGCCCCATAGAAGGCCACGCGGTCGACAGGGTTCAGGCGGGCCTTCCACGCCGTCCGCGCGTCGGCTTCCGCCTCCGTCGCGGCCCCGCCCCGTACCCGAAGGCCGGAAATAGCCTCGCCGGACCAGCCGAGCGCGTCCCATGCCATTTGCGCCAGCAGGGCGTCATAGGCGGCGGCGGGATTGGCCAGCAGGGCCGAGCGGACGGCGAGGGTCGCTTGTGTCGTCGCCAGATCGTGACCGCCATGGCCCCAGCCCCACCGGGCTGGGTCTTCCGTCGCGGGCTTGGGCTTGGCTTCGCCCGTCCCGCTGGCCTCGCCGGGCTGCGCCTTGTGGCTGCGCCAGCCGCCCTCAATGACGAGCGCGGCTTCCGGGTGGCGCTGATAGACGACGAAGGCCGTCAGGCCCGCGCGTTCCTCGTCGGTGAAGGCCTCGCCCTCCGGTTCGGCGGGGTGATAGCCGATGGCCGTCTCATACTGGTTTTCCACCACGCGAACGGCGCCCCAGCCTTCCGCCTGGGCTTCCGCCACGCGGGCCGCGACCGCCGCTTCAAACAGGCGACCGAGCAGGGCGCCGTCCTGCCAACGCTCGTCGCCCTCGTCGTCGCCGGTGAACAGATCGACAAGGAAGCGCCCGCCCGCCGCCTCATAGGCGTCCCGCCCGACGATGCGGGCGATGAAGCTATCGCCGCGCACCGCGTCAGATCGCAGGGCGTTTTTGACCTGCCATTCATTTATGCGGCGGTCGCCGAAGCTATCCAGAACGGCCCGCTGCGCCTCGTGGTCGGCGTCCAGCGTGAAGGCGAGGCAAGCGTCAAAGTCCATCCGACCGGCGCGGAACGCCGTCAGAATTTCGGGCGCCAGCAGCCGGAAGCGGAGCAGCTGCGCCACGCCGCGCGGGGAGACGGCGCAAGCCGCCGCGATTTGTTCCGCCGTCTGGCCAGCGTCAAACAGGGCCGAATAAGCGGCGAAGCGGTCGGCGGGGTGCATCGGCTCGCGGAGGAACGTCGCCATAGAGGCGAGCGCGGCGTCGGCGCGGTCCGTCAGGATATAGCCGACCGCGTCCAGCAGGGCGGGCGGGGTTTCGGCCTGTGCCAGCAGTTGCAGGGCGGCGAGGCGGCGCCCGCCGTCCCATACCATCAGGGCCTCGCCGTCCTGATAGACCTTGAGGGGTTCCAGCAGCCGCCCGAAGGCGACGATGGACCCGGCCAGAGCGGCGAGGCCGTCGGCGTCATATTCGACGCCGTGGCGGGCGTTTTCCGGGGCCAGAGCGAAGCGGGCCAGCGGAGCGGCGGCGGTGTTTTTCTTGGCAGACATAGTCAGGTCCTTTCGACCATGGGACCGCCCCGGCCAATGCCGAGAGCGGAGAACCTAACGGTTCTGTATCCCCGCCCGGCGCGAGGCCGGGCGGGCAAGCAGAGCCGTCAGGCGGCGACGTCCAGCGCGACCGGCGCGGCCAGCTGGTGCAGCAGATCAACCGCCGCCTGGGCGGCGCTGGCGGCGGTGAAAATCGCCCGCTTGTCTTCCTTCAAGACCTTGAGCCATCCGGCCAAGTAGTCGGCGTGATCGGCGCGGGGTTCAGCTGACAGGCCGAGCGAGGCGCACAGAAACGCCGCGCCGATTTCCGCGATCAGTTCTTCAAAGGCGTAACCCTTGTCAGCAAACCGCTTGCCGCCCGCCCGGTCCAGCCGCGACTTATGGCCGGTCCAGTGGACCGTCTCATGGGCGCGGACCGCGTAATAGGCTTCCAGATCAGTGAAGGCCCCGAGCGGCGGCATGTGGATTTGATCGGTGGACGGGACGTAACAGGCGACGGCCCCGCCGTGCTGGACCCTCGCGCCCGTGGCGGCGAAGAAGGCTTCCGCCGCCGCGTCCCGTTCGGGTTCGGGCAGGGCGGGCCGCGCCGCCTCAAACCAGTCCGCGCCCAGCCCGTCGATTTGCTCGACGTTGAACACCGTGTAGCCCTTGAGAAAGGGGATTTGACGCTGGCCGTTCTCGTCGCCGGTTTCGCCCTCGCCAGCCTCACGGACCAGCCGACCGGCATAGACCACGCGGGCGCCCTTCTCGCCCTTGCGGACGGCGGCGCCCGCCTCAATGGCCTGTTTAAAGGTCAGCCAGCGCGGCTGGGTGTAGCCCTTGGCCATGGCCACGCCCCACAGCAACAGGACGTTGACGCCCCTGTAGGGTTCGCCGGTTGAGCGCAGCGGCAGGGCGCCGACGCCGCCGCAAGCGGCCTTGTCCCAGCTGGGCGCCCAAGGGCGGGTTCCGGCTTCCAGAGCCTCGCAGATCGAGGCGGTAACGGAGGCGTAAAGATCGTCGCGGGTCATGGGGTTAACTCCCTCAAGATGACCGCCCCGGCTCAATTGCCGAGGGCGGCGAACGCATGGCGGTTCGGGCAATCCCCCCGACCCGGAGGCCGAGGGGATAACCGGAGCCGTCAGGCCGGGTCGGGCGAGGCCGTCAGGTATGCCGCCCGCGCCCAAGTCCACGCAGCGTTGCAAAGGTCCAGATCGGCCCGCGCTTGCGCTTCCGTTCCGCGCCCGGCCTCAACGTCCGAGCCAAGGACCATCGCCCGCCCGACCACCCACTTAAACGCCGCGTCCATCACGTCGTTGGCGTCTAGGAAGTCGTGCGAGGCACAAGCCAGAAAGGCCCCGCCCGCTTCCAAGGCGGCGTTGCGGCGGCGCATTTCCGTCCACTCGTCGCCGCTCAGGTGTTCAGCCAGCCGCCCGGCAAAGGCGGTTCCCAGCTGGGACGCGAGGGCGGTCACGCCGCCACCGCCGCGACAGGGGCGGGCCGGGTTTCGAGGGCCGCGCGGGCGATCAGGACGCAGACCCAGCGCGGGGCGCCGCCGAAGGATTGCAGCTTGGTGGCCATGGCTTGCTCGTCAGCCGTAGGGAAGCGGCGGGCGAGCGCGACCGCCGCGCCAAGGCGGCGGGCGATCAGGTCGCGATCGGTTTGGGGAAGGTGCGCGGTTTCACGCGCCAGAACGTCTTGACGGTTCGTCATCGGGTTAACTCCCAGATGTTCGCCTCCGGCCAATGCCGAGAGGCGGCGACCAGACGCAATGCGGGCCGCGTCTTGTCTATAGGACACGCTACCCCGAAACGCAAGACGGCCCCGAAACCCCGACCCCCGACCCTTGGCGGCGCAGCCGTCTTGAGCGATAAGGGGGAGGCCGAGCCGCCCAGGCCTTCCGGGTCTCAATCCGGGGTGCGGGGTGAGACAGGATTTGAGACAGTCAAGCGACTGTTTCCGCTAGGGTTTCGGGCCAAGTCTCAACAGTCTCAAAAATCTCAACGTGTGCGCATCATGGGCGCGCGCTGATCGCGTTCGCTTGCCGATGATGGCGGCGGCGTTCGTGTAGCGAGCGCAAGGCTTGAGATTGTTGAGACTGTTGAGACAGTTAGTAATTATCACAAACAAAAGAGAGGGTTAGCGGTCTCAAAACGTGTCTCAAGGCAGTCTCAGTCTAGGGCGTTGCAGATCGGCGCGGGCCGTCACCCTTGGGGCGAATAAACAACGAGGGCGAAATGACAGGCGGGGTGACGGCGGCGCTAGGCGAGGCGATGGAGGGCCGCGCGACCATGGCCGACGTTGTCCAGGCCGGGCTATTCGACGAGGAAATGACCGACGAGGAGACCGGCGCACTAGACGCGCCTTCGCCCTTGTCTGCGGCGTTGGAGCCGCGCCGGCCACGGCGCGGCCGACCGCCCGGCGCGAAGAACCGGCGTACAGAGGCCGTGGTCGGATGGCTTCTCTCGCAGCACCGCCACCCGCTCGCCGTCATCATGGAGGCGTACACGATGAGCCCGGCGACGTTCGCTCGCGTCGCCCTGGGCGAGAAGGACCCGGACGCGGACCGGCTGCTAGAGATCGTGAAGCTGCAGCTGCGCATGGCCGAGGCGGCGCTACCCTATGTCGCGCAAAAGCTACCGCAGGCGGTCCAGCTGGAGGGCGGGGCGAACCTTTCGATCAGCTTTGGCGGGGTCTCGCTCGGTGGCGACGGAGGGGCCTTTGTTCCCGCGCGCGGGGAGGCGTCGGAGTTTCCAGCCGGTGACGGAATGAGCGTCCGGCTAGGCCAAGTCGGACAGGCGAAGTCGGACGACGCGTCAAGCGCCTGATATACAAGGGTTTTCGTGGTAAGTGGACGTTAACAGGGGGCGGCTCGGAGAGGCGGGCCACCCCCCAAGCGGCCCCGCCAACCCCTTATGTGCATCGGTTCCCGCACTTTATGGCGTTGCGGAATTCGACACCGGCGGACCCTGCCAGTCTGAGCCCCGAGGGTCGGGGTGTGGGTCGGCGAGGTGACGGGTGTTCGACGTTCGGCGGTATGTGCCAGGCGGTCCGACGTTGACGGCTTTTCACGAGAGCGGAGCGTTCACGCGGACGATGGCAGGTCCGATCGGATCCGGCAAGACGGTGGGCGCCGGGGTCGCGGAGATGTTCTTCACCGTCATGACCCAGCTGCCGGACAGCGACGGGGTCCGAACGGCGGTGGTCGGGGCGCTGCGGGACAACTATCGCAACCTGTACGCCACGACGATGAAGACCTGGCTCTCATGGGTGCCGCGCGAGTTCGGCCATTTCGTCGGCTCCGACGATCGGCCGGCGGTGCATGAGCTGGAGTTCGACGCCCCCTATCTGCCCGCGATCCACGGCCCCGAATACGCCGGGCGCATGGGGAAATGCCGTCTGAGGGTCGAGTGGCGGGCCCTGGGGACGCACACGGTCGAGGCCACCTGTCGCGGCTGGGAGCTGCATGGGGCCTATATCGACGAGGCCGACACCACCCCGGCCGAGGCCCTTAGCTTCCTGGCCGGGCGGGTGAAGCGCGGCGGGCGCAAGGAGACCCGGCGAAGCCGCGGCGTATGGGCGACGTTCAACAAGCCCGACACCGACCATCCGCTCTATTCGCTCTGCGTCGATGAGGCCTCCAACCACGCCGCCAACGGCTTCGCCTTCTTCGACCAGCCGCCCGCGATCCTGCCGGGTGGTCCGCCCTTCCTGACCAATCCAGACGCCGAGAACCTGAGCAACCTGGACGCCGATTACTATGAGGTCGCGGCTAGAGGCCAGCCGGAATGGTATGTCCGCAGGATGATCCGCAATCAGTGGGGCGCGTCTGTTGCGGGCGAACCAGTCTTCGATGAGGCGGCGGTCCACAACATCTTCTCGCTCGTTGAGCTTGAGCCGGAGGCGGGCGCAAGCCTCTGGCTGGGGATGGACGGCGGGGGGACGCCGGCGGCGTCGGTGTTCGGTCGCGACCCGCGCTGCCCGGGGCGGCGGATCAAATACGCCGAGTGTGTCCTGACCGATCCGGCCGACCCGCGCGGGCGGCGCATCCTGCACGGCGTCGGCGCGGGCCGTTTCGCCGAGGCGCTGGAGGCGGTGCTGTTCCCGCGCTTCGCCCATTGCGTGATCGAGCGCGCCTGGGCCGACCCTTCGGCCTTCTATGGCGCCGACCGCGAGTTCGGCGAGTTCTCCGATCTGGAGAAGGTCGGCCAGAAGCTGAATATCCCGGTCCTGGCCGCGCCGTCGAACGAGCTGGGTCTGAGGCATGAGGCGGTGCGGACCCTGATCGGCCGAAACAACCCCGTCGACGGGCGGCCCGACCTGTTGATCAACCCCTCCTGCCGGTGGTCGCGCCGCGGCTACGGCGGCGATTACAAATGGGAGCCGCACGACCCCAAGGCGCCGGGCAAGCGGCTGAAGGTCCAGAAGTCCAACAGTTCGCACGTCATGGAGGCCGACCAGTACGCCCTGTTGGGCGATCAGGGGCGGGCCGCGATCGTCGGCGGACAGGCTTTCGACCAACACCGCCCGCGCAAGAACGTGGGCGGCCAGCCCTTCCACCAGAGCGAGGGCGGGGTGTGGATGCCCGACCGGGGCCGCGACGGGGCCATGACCGGACGCGCGGGGGGCCAGGGCTCCTACAGTTCGGATTGGTCGCCATGGAGCTGACGCGCGCGCCGGCGTCGGCGTTCGATATGCTGGAGACCCTGGCGCCGAACGGCGGGCGGGCGCGCGTGACGCGCCAGCGGTTCGGGGAAATGGCGCGGCAGGTCGCCGAGGGCGTGGCCGTCACGGTGCGCGAGCCGGGCGGGCGGCTGGTCTGCGTCATCGGCCTGTGGCCCGAGCCGGACCATGCGGAGGCCTGGCTGGCGGTCGGACCGGGCTTTCGGGAGCATCTGCGGGCGGGCTTGCGGGCGACGCGGGAGACGCTGGAGGCCATCGCCGCCGAGGGCGGCTGCGACCGGGTGCTGACCTATGTGCGCGAGCCGTCGGGCGGCGGGGACAGGCCGGGGCGCGTTGCGGGGGCGCGCATGGCGGCATGGTTGGGCTTCCGACGGATCGGGACCGAGGACACGCGCCTGGGCTCCGTCGCCGTCTTCAGCCGCGAATTCGGAGGCGCACAAGCCCATGGGCGATAAAGTCAAAGCCTTCTTCGGTGGCCGGACCCGCAAGGAGAAGTGGGCGCAGATCGACGCCGAGAAGGCCCAGCGCCGGTCCATGCGCGACGCCGAGGAAGAAGCCCAACGCATCCGCGCCGAACGCGCCGCGTCGGGCCGGATCATGCGCGGCGCCGGCCGCCGCGCCCTGTCGTTCCAGGGCGCCGAGACCGGCCTGTCGACCACGCTGGGCGGCTGATCCATGGCCGCCTGGACCGTCGCCAAGATCCTGAGCCGGGAGACCGCCGCCAACGCCAAGCGCGGCGAAATGAAGCCCTATATCGACCGGGCCATGCAGTTCGCCATGCCCTGGCGGGTGCAGCACGGCCGCAAGACCGCCTTCGAGCAGCTGTTCGACAGTTCCGGCCCGACCGGCGTTCACAAATTCGGCTCGAGGCTGCAGCGCGACCTGACGCCGCCGTTCGCCCGCTGGTTCAAGCTGGAGGGCGGGCCGCTCATTCCCGAGGACAAGATCGAGGCGGTGAACCGCCAGCTGGAGCTGGCCACCGCCGTCTGTCACGCCGCCCTTGACGCCAGTTCGTTCGCCAATGCGTCGGGTCAGGCCTATGCCGACTTGTCGATCGGGACCGCCGGCCTGCTGGCCGTCGAGGGCGACGACGAGGAGCTGATCCGCTGGACGGCGGTTCCGCCCTGGGGCCTGTCGATCGAGGAGGGCGCGTCCGGCCGCGTCGACAACATCTATTGGCGGCGGAAATACCCCTGCGAGCAGCTGCCGGAATTGTGGCCCAAGGCCGTCTGGCCCGAGGCCATCCGGCGCAAGATCGCCGAGGGCAAGAACGACGAGGTCGAGATCCTTCAGGCCAGCTATTGGGACCTGATCGACCGGGTGTTCCGCTTCGCCGTCATCGTCTGCGAGGTCGGGGCGAACGGCGGCAAGGGCGTGGTGGCGCTGGAGCAGATCAACCGGACGAACCCCTGGATCATCTTCCGCTGGTGGACGACGCCGGGGAACCCCTGGGGAATGGGGCCGCTGCTGCTGACCCTGCCGGACGTGATGACCGCGAACAAGGCGGTCGAAATGATCCTGAAGGCGGCGGCCTATGCGCTGGCGCCGCCGCTCATGGTCGCCCACGACGGGGTGGTGAACCCCGACAATCTGAGGGTGGCCCCGCACGCCCTGATCCGGGTGGCGCGGACCGGCGGCCCCATGGGCTCGTCCATCCAGCCGCTCGACATGAACGGCCGGGTCGACCTGACCCAGCTGGCGCTTCAGGATATGCGCCAGAATATCGCGCAGAACCTGATGGCGCGGCAGTTGCCGCCGGAGAGCGCGGCGGTGCGCTCGCCGACCGAGATTGTCGAGCGGATGCGCGAATTCCAGTTCGACACCGGGTCGGCGTTCGGCCGGTTGAACCATGAATACATCCCCGCCGTGATCGCGCGGGTGCTGGATATCCTCGACAAGAAGCAGGTGCCGGGGATCGACTTCCGCCAGCTGAAGGTCGATCAGCTGATCCTGCGTGTGCGGGTCACCTCGCCGCTGGCGCAGCAACAGAACCTTGAGGACGTGGAGCGGTATGTCCGCTTCGCCGAGCTGGTCAAGGCGATCGGCGGGGCCGAGCTTATGGCGGCCGTTCTCAATCTGGAGGAAATGCACCGCCTCGGGCCGATGCTGGGCGCCCCCGGCTGGGCGTCGCGTCCGCGCGAGGACCGCGAGGCCATGCTTCAGACCATGGGCGAGGCGGCGGCCGAAGGGCAGGACGGCCTGCCCGTCCCGGCCGGCGCGTCCTATGTCGGCGGTGAACCCGCCCTTGGCCTGGTCAGGCCGTCATGACCCCGCTGCTGCAACAGACGATGGACTGGGTTCGCTCGCAGCTGCCCCAGCCGGGCTATCGCGAGCTGACCGATCAGGACAAGGCCGACGCCGCCCTGGCCGCGCGGATGCTGCGCACCCACGACGGCGAACAGCTGCTTGAGATCATCGCCCGCGCGACCGTGCTGCGGCCCGCCACCGATCCGCGCTTCAGCGGCGAGGCCGCCCGCGACCACGCCCAGCGCCGCACCGGGGAAAACGCCATTTTCGGCGTCCTGGTCCACCTGCTCGACACCCACGACCACCTGACGAGGAATGACAATGCTCCTGAGAAACTTGATGACCCCGACCTTCAGCCCGTCTTCGGATGGCGGGACCCCGGCCCCGGCCTCGCCCGATACCCCGGAGACACCAGCGCCGGAGACGCCGAACCCGGCCCCATCGCCTTCGACCCCGGCGGAACCGTCGCCGTCCGGTGACGATGCCCCCAAGCCGGAGCCGACCGCCGAGGAGGCCGACGCCGCCGCGGCCGAGGCGGCGCGGGCCGTCGTCCCCGAGGATGCGGCGGGCTATGTCGTCAACCTGTCCGACGAGGCCAAGGCGGCTTTGCGGCTGGCCGACGACGGCGATCCGATCGTCCAGGGCATCCGCGACCACTTCAAGGCCGAGGGGCTGACGCAGGGCCAGTTCGACGACTTCCTGACCCGGGCCGGAAAGCTGGCCGAGGCGGGCCTGTTCGACACCGGGTTCGATGTGGCGGCCGAGACCGCCAAGCTGGGCGAGAACGCCGAGGGGCGGCGCCGCGAGGTCGAGGTCTTCGCCAACGCCCTGAAGGAGCGCGAAGGCTTCGATGAGGAAATGCACGGCGAGTTGATGAGCCTGTCGCCGTCGGCGGCGGGCGTTCGGCTGGTCGAGTTCATGCGCAAGCTGGCCGGACCGGCCGGAGAGATCGTCGCCGACCCCGGCGGCGGCGGCGTGACCGACCCGAAGGAGAAGGCGCGCGAGATGGCCAGGGACCCCCGGTACGAGACCGACAAGGCCTTCCGCAAGGAGGCCGACACGGCCTGGCAGGCGGCCTTCCGCAAGCCCTGAGCGGGGCGCGTTGCGGCGACTGGAGCGGCCTTAGCGTCGGCGGAGTGGAAAACCGCCGGCGCCAGGGCCGGCTTCAGGAGAGACCCCCATGGCCCACGAACTGCCCGACGGCTTTATCGACAAATATCACGAGACCCTGAAGCTTCGCGCAGGCGAGCAGAAGTCGCGGCGCCTCGCCGGGATGGCCACCCAGGGCGGTATGTTCACCGGCGACGACGTCTATTTCCCGCGCGTCGGTTCGGCCGAGACGACCAAGTCGACCCGCCTTCAGGAGCTGCTGCAGAACCAGCTGCCGCTGGACTGGATCAAGACCAGCGCCGAGCCGGAATTCGTCAACTTCACCATCTGGGACCCGGACAAGAACAAGATCACCTTCGACATGGCCTCGACCTTCGCCGCCGCGTCGGAGCGGGCGATCGGCCGGGCGCAGGACCGCCAGGTGATCGACGCCCTCAGCTATGCCGCCGAAAACGGCGTGACCAACACCAAGAACGTCAACGAAACCGTGACCACCATCGGCGACTATGACACCGTCGCCGACCTGGAGACCATGTGCCAGGCCTTCGTCCTGCTGGGCGAGCAGGAGATGTTCGCGGGCGAGAAGGTGACGGTTATCCAGCCCTTCCGCCACTTCACCCAGCTGTCGCTGGACCCGTACATGGCCAAGACGGACGTGAAGACCCAACAGGTCTGGAACCAGGCCGACTGGCGCACCTATGAGCGCCTGCCCGGCAATGCGACCACGCCGATCGCGGGCGCCGGCTGGGTCGGCGGCGGCGCCACCGGCGTCGATATGTATGTCGTCTGCCATTCGGCCCTGGCCGAGGCCATGAACGACGACGTGACCCAGCTGAATGAGCGGCTGGGCTCGCGCGTCGGCGACATGATCGGGGCCTGGTTCCAGTCGGCCACGGCCCTGACCGAGGCCAAGGGCCTTATCCGCATCAAGTCCAAGATCGACTTCACCGTCCTGCGCCGCCCGATGGTGGTCGAGGGCATGGTGCTGGAGGTCTAGGTCTCCGCCTGATCCCTGTGACTGGCCCTCGCGTCCCGACCGGACGCGGGGGCCGCATTTTCGGAACCCTTCATGCCCGCGACCGACCTGGAATTCTGCAATCTGTGCATCGGCAGGATCGGCGGCGACCGCATCGCGGACTTCGACGAGGGAAGCCCGCTGGCCATCTTCTGCGCCGAACAGTGGCCGGAGAAGCGCCGGATGCTGCTGGGGAAATACCGCTGGAATTTCGCCAACACCGTCCGGCTGCTGGCGCCCGCCGAAATCGGCGAGAACGAGACGGCGGTGATGCCGTACAAATTCACCATCCCGGCCGATATGATCGACGCCGTCCACGCCTTCCGCGACCATCCCGACCCCTATGAGGCCGAGCGCACGCCCTATGTGATGCTGGCCAACGACCATTTTTGGGCCGACGAGGCGATCGTCTATGGCGAATACACCGGCGACCGGGCCGTGGCCCTGTGGCCCGGCTATTTCTCGGAGCTGGCGCAGGTGGCCTTCACCGCCGACCTGGCCGGCCACGCCCAGCTGACCACCCTGCAACGCACCCTTGAGGCGAAGGCCTGGGGAACCCCGCAGGAGAACGGCGAGGGCGGCCTGTATCTGACGGCCCGCAACGAGGACGCCCGCATGGCGCCGCCGCGCAAGCTGGTCTCGGGCGTCGACGCCGGGCCGCTGATCGGCGCGCGCTACACCGGGGCGTCCACCTTCATCGAGCGTCTCGGGATCCGTTGAATGGCGCAGGAGGTCTTTCGTCAGGCGATCTTCAGCGGCGGTGAGCTGGACCCGGCCTGCATCGGCCGCCGCGACCTGAAGGCCTATGCGTCGTCGCTGGCGCTGGCGGTCAACTGTATGCCCCGGCCGCAGGGGCCGCTGCACCGGCGGCCGGGCCTCGCCCATGTGTCGATGATCCGCAACACCCTGGAGGCGGTGGCGACCGACGGGGCGACCGTGTCGGTTCCGAACGGCGGCACGGCGGCCGGCCTGACTAATGGCGACGGCTTCCAGAGCGGTACGGCGGTCGGGACGACGGACCCTTATGTGGTCGCGGAGTTCGACTTCGGCGCCCCGGTGGAAATCGGCCTGATCGACCTTGAGGACTTCGCCTTTTCCGAGGGCGGCGGCGCGTCGGCGGCGCCGCCTCAATATCCGTGGACGGGCGGTGACGGCGGGCTGGAGGTTCTGCCGTGACCGTGCCGGCGACCCTGACGGATGCGATCGCGGTCCAGTACCAGGCCGAGGACGACAGCTGGGTGACCGTGGAGCGCCACGACGGCGGCTCGCTGCTGCGCACCCGCCGCTTCGCCTTTGCGCCGCGGGTCAGCGTCACGGCGCAGAAGTGGCGGATCGTCCGGCTGGGCGACGATGACCTGGGCCTCGCCACCGTCGAAATCGGGCAGGTCCGGTTCTGGCGCGAGACGGCGGACCTGTCGGCGCACCGGCGCTGGAGTTTCGACTTCGACGCGGGCGACCAGCGATATGGCCTGATCGCCACGGACGGCAATGTCGAGGTCCACCGGCGCGGCGAGCGCAAGACGGCGGTTCCGTCGCCCTATGGCGCCGATGTGGTGACGGCCGTTAAGCGGGCCCAGAGCCGCGATACCCTGCTGGCCTTCCATTCGACGGTGGCGCCGCACCGGATCGGCCGCCAGGGCGCCCATTCGGAATGGGACAGCCGGACCCAGCCGCTTGAGAACCTGCCGATCTTCGACTTTACCGGCGCCAGCGAGGGCGGGGTGTCCGAGGTCCAGCAGCTGAGTTTCGTGGACTATCTCAACGGCGACACCTTCAACATCACGCTGGAGGGCGAGACCACGGCCAGCATCGTCTTTTCCGACACAGAGGCGACCCTGGCCGCGTCGATCCAGTCGGCGCTTCAGGCGCTGGTCAATGTGGGGTCCGGCGGCGTCTCGGTTGTTTCGACGGGGACCGACCAATTCTCGGTGACCTTCACCGGCCAGAACGCCTCGCAGGACCTGGCCGAAATGGCGCCGTCGACCCTGTCGTCCGCCGAAGGCGTGGTGCGGGTCGCGACCCTGACGCAGGGCAAGGCGGGCGGCGAGCCGGTCATCAGCGCGACGCGCGGCTGGCCGTCGTGCGGCGTCTTCTATGAGCAGCGGCTGTGGCTGGGCGGCCCGGCCTCGCGGCCCTCGACGCTGCTGGCGTCGCGGCTGGGCTTCTTCTTCGACTTCCAGACCCGGGGGGCGCAGGCCGACAAGGGTATTGACGTGACCCTGGACACGGACGAGGCGACACAGATCCTCGCCTTCTATCCGGGCCGCCACCTTCAGGTGTTCACGCCGTCGGGCCTGTTCTTCTGTCCCGCCTCGCCGATCACGCCGCCGCCGCCCTTCCTGCGATCGTCCAAGGACGGCGCCGAGGCGGGAACGCCGGTGCTGGACCTTGAGGGCAACGCCCTGTTCATCCAGGCGGGCGCGGACACCATCGCCCGCACGTCGTTCGACGAAAGCCAACTGAAATACGAGCCCGACGCCCTGTCGGCCTTCAGCTCGCACCTGGCCGAGGGGATCGTCGCGGCCGGGATGCGCCGCGGCCGGTCGACCAATGAGCCCAATCTGGCGCTGTTCGTCCGCTCGGACGGCACGGCGACGGCGATGCACGCGATGTTGCGTCAGGAGGTCCTGGGGTTCGCCCAATGGACCACGGACGGGGACTTTACCGAGGCCGGCGGCGAAATGGCCGGCGACCTGTATGTCTGCGTCCGGCGCGAGGCCGACGGCGTCGAGACGCACCGGCTGGAGCGGGTGGACGCAAGCCGGATGCTGGACGCCTCCGTGCTGGTCGAGGGGCCCTGCACGGAGGTTTCCGGCCTGGAGCATCTGGAGGGGCGGACGGTCTGCCTCTACATCGACGGCGGCGACGCGGGAGACGCCGTGGTCGAGGGCGGCATGGTCACCCTGCCGACGGAGGCCCTGCGGTCCTGCGAGGTCGGCCTGTTGTTCGAGCCGCGCGGGCGAACCCTGCCGATCGTGCTTGAGCAGGACCCGCGCGCGGGCATATCGCGCCGCGCCCGCGCGGGCGAAATCTGTTTCCGGCTGGGGCCTACCGCCAATCTGAAGGCGGGGATGGCGGGCAAGACGATGTTCGACGTGCCGTTGAAGCGGCGCGACCAGACGCCGCCGGGGGGCGCGTTGCTGGACGCCGGGCCGGGCGAGGATGCTTTCGAGGGCTGGACGCGGCTCTGGCCGGTTTCCGGCTTCCAGGACGACGCACAGATCGAATGGGTGCAGTCCCGTCCCGGTCCGCTGGAAATCCGAGAATTGGTGGCGACGGTCACGAGCTGAGGCCGGAGGTTTCCATGCAGGCGGTGATGGCGTTCGCCAAGAAGCAGGGCGGGCAGATGGCCGCCAGCGCCGCGTCGGGCGGCGGACGGGGCGGCGGACCCAGCGGGGCCGAGTTGGGCGGAATGGGGCGCGGAATGTCCGTCCTGGGTTCGCTCATGGAGTTCGCGGGCGGGCTGCAGAAGGCCAAGGCGATCAAGCAGGAGGCCTGGGGCGAGCGGCTGGCCTCGCGTCAGGAGTATGTCGTCGCCAATGAGCGGGTGAACGCGATCGACGCCGAGTTCAACCGGCTGGCCGGCGATCAGCTGGCCGCCGCCTCCGCCATGGGGATCGACGTCGGCTCCGGTTCTGTCGTGGCGGCGCGCGAGGCGGCGCGGGACGAGGCCGACCGCGAGCGCCGGATCATCCGCAACAGCGCCGAGGCCAACGCCGCCCAGCGGCGGCTGCGGGCGGTCAGCCTGAAGAACGCGGCGCGGAACCAGAAGATCGGTTCTTGGGTGAGCCTGGGGCTGGACGTGGCCGGGACCTTCGCCAAGGCGGGCGGCTGAGATGGCCCGACGCCCCGCCGCCTTCCCCGGCGCCGACTTCGGCCGCGCCACCTCGAGCCCGGTCTATCAGCCGAACCATTCCAACGACGTCCCGGCGTCGGCGACCGCCAGTGTCGCTCGCGCGGCCGACGCCTTCGGGCGGCGGCTGGGGGCGCTGGCCGATGAGGTCCTGACGCGCAAGGGCGAACAGTCGGCGGTCGATGACCTGCGGCGCGAGCGAGAGGGCGACGGCGAGGCGACCTTCCGGGGCGGCTTCGCCAAGGACGACGACGCCTATAACGCCATCCTGCGGACGCACCGGGTCACCCAGCGTCGGGGCGTGTTTCTGGAGGAGCTGGCCAAGGTCGAGGAAGCCCACCCCGACAGCCCGGCGGCGTTCGGAGAGGCCGCCGAGGCGGTGCGCGCCGGACTGTTGAACCAGCCGACCGGGGACGCGCGGGCGGACGCCGCGCTTAATTCGGCGCTGGAGCAGGACCTGTCGACGGCGCGGGTGCGCGTGCTGGCCCGCGAGCAGACCCGCCGGCGTCAGGTGGCGGCCGGGATCTTCACCTCGACGGTGTCGGTACAGGAGACGGTGCTGGGGCAGGCCGTGGCCAGCGCCCCGTTCGACGAGGCGGGCGGCCAGAGGGTCGGCCAGGCCCTGAATGGCTTTATCGCCGAGCTGGCGCAGTTCGGGCCGCGTTCGGCCTTCACCGTGGCGGGCGTGGAGTTCGCGGCCGACCCCAGCCGACAGGATGCGGTCTCGCCCGAGGCGCTGGCGCGGATCGTGGACGCCGCCCAGGGACAGGCGCGGATCAGCTGGATCAGGAACGCCCAGGACCAGCTGACGGGATCGGCGGCCAAGGCCGCCTTCGCGGGCAATGTGCGCGAACGCTGGGCGGCGGGCGATCCGATGTTCGCCGGTTTGAACGCCGCGCAGATGGACGGGCTGGGCGCCGAGCTGGAGGGACAGGCGAACCGGGCCGAGACCGACGAGCGGGCGGCGGCGGGCGCTGCGGCCGCGAGCGCCCGCGACCTGTTGCGGGCGCTGGAATACGGCGGCGATGTGGACGAGGCCGAATTGCGCGCCCGGGCGGCGGCGTCGGGCGACGTGGGGCTACAGGCCGAGGTCGACTATCGGCTGACGCATGGGTTCGGCGGCAACCCCGGCGGCGGCGGCGGGGGCGGCGCGGGCGGGGTCGGCGTCGGCTTCGACGGTGCGGCCTCCTTCCTGCTGGACACGCTGGAGGGGCCGGGACTGGTCGGCAACGACAACGGCCGCGGCCGCGCCCAGTTCGGCGTCACCGAGGCCAGCTATCCCGACGCCTGGCGCGACGGTCAGGTGACGCGGCCCGAGGCCATCCGGGTCGCGCGGCTGCATTGGGACGCCATCGGGGGCGATCAGCTGGACCCCGACCTGGCCATCGCCGCCCTGGCCACCGCCTATGTCGGCGGGATCAACGGCGACAACGCGCCGGTGCGGCGGTTCCTGCGGGAGGCCGACGGCGACGTCGAACGGTTCCTCGCGCTGGAAATGGCGTGGTTTGAGAGCCTGGCCGCCCGCGACCCGGCCAAATACGGCGACGACCTGAGAGGCTGGCGGGCGCGGCAAGGCCGGGTGCGAGGCGCGATCGCGGCCCAGCGGGCGCAGCGCCGGTCCATGGAGGGTTACGCCAGCGACCCGGTCGACTTCTCGCGCGGGAACAGCCGGAGAGGGCCGCTGGCGACGGTGGCCGAGTTCACGCCCGCGGCCGTGTTCGACGGCGGCGACGCGGGGCGGCAATGGGGCGCGGCGATCCAGCAGCGGCTGGCGACGGCGCGCGCCCTGTCGCAGCGCGACGGCGTGCCGGTGCGGATCCTCGATAACGCCGAGGCCGCCTTCTACAAATCCGCCATCGAGGACAACCCGGCCAATATCCTGCCGCTGGCCGCCGCCGTGGGAACGGCGCTGGGGCCGGACGCCCGCCAGTTCTTCGACGAGCTGGGGCGGGCGGGCGTGGCGGGCGCCGACCTGCACCTGGCCTCGCTGGCCATGGAGCCGAGAAATGCGAACGTCGTCCGGCTGGCGCTGGACGGACGGGCGGCGCGGGCCGAGGGCGCGCGGGCGCCGGACTTCGGCGATGAGCCGTCGGTGGCCCGCGTGGTGCAGGCCAGCGCGGCGGCCTGGGCCGATCAGCCCGGCCTGACGCCGGCGATCCTGTCGCTGGCCGAGGACATGGCGATCGGCGACGCCCAGCGCGGACGGCTGCAGCCGCCCGGCGCCTATGTGAACAGCGCCCTTGGGGCGACCAATCAGGGCGGCCGACGCTACGGCGGGGTGGTGCGGGTCAATGGCGCGGTGACGGTGGCGCCGACCTGGCTTGAGGCCGACCGGCTGGACGAGGCGCTGGAAATCGCCGCGCGCGGCTGGGTCGAGGCCGACCGCGGGCCGGTCTATGCGAACGGCGAACCGATCCCGGCGAACCGGCTGGCGGGCTATCAGCTGCGCGCCATGCCGAACGGGCGTTACCGGCTGGTGGACCGGATGAGCGGCCAGGTGGTCGCCGGGCGGCGCGGGTCGGCGTTCGAGTTCGATATCGAGAGCGAGGCCTTCCGGGGTCTCCTGTCGCGCCGCCTGCCGGGCGCCGTGCTGGAGGCGCGTTGATGCCGCCGCAGTCGTGGGCCATTCGCCGGGACAGCTGGGCCCGGCCGGACGAACAGGGCGTGGCGCCGGCCGCGCCGGTGCCGTTCTGGGATGCCGTGCAGCGCAACTATGAGGACGGCTGGGAAACGCGCCGCCGGAACGCCCGCTATGAGGCGACGGACGGCGAGCTGTGGAGCCGCCATCGTGACCTGGAGCGTCGGCTGGGGCGGCGGCTGGAATTGTCGCGCAGTCTGGCCGGGGTGACGCCGGGCGCGTCGGAACAGTCCCTGCTGGACCGGATCACCTTCGACCCTGAAGCGATCAACGCCGCGATCCTGGGCCGTCCGGGTTTGATGGAGGATGACGCCTATGAGGCGATGATCGAGGCCGAGCGGGCGAAGAACCCCGCCCTGCTGGCGGGCGTCGAGACGCGGGCGGAAATCGCGGCGCGGCTGGACGCCCAATTCCGGGCCACGCGGGCGCGCGCGGACGAGGCGGCCGGGAGCGGCGTCGGCGGCGCGTTCGGCGCCTTCACCGGCCAGATCGGCGCGACGATGAGCGACCCGGCCAATATCGGCGTGGCCATCGCCACCGGCGGCTGGGGCGCCGGACGGCCCCTGCTCACCCGTATGATGGTTCAGGGCGGCGCGGCGGCCGGTCAGGAGGCGCTGGACGTTCCCGCGCGCGGGGCCGATGCGCGGCGCTTCGGCGGGCCGGAATACGGCGCCGGAGAAGCCGGGCTGGATATCCTGTTCGGCGCGGGCGGAGGCGTCGTGTTCGAGGGCGCCGGGTCGGTGGCGGCGTCGATATGGCGCGGGGCCGGGCGGCGGCTGGCCGCATCGGCCGATCCGGCCGACCGGGGAACGGCGCGGGCGCTGGACCGTCTGCTGGAGGACGAGGCCGTCATCGGCCCCGGCCGCGACTTCGACGCGGACCGGGCGGCGCTGGACCGGGGCGTACTGCCGACGATCGAGCCGGAGCGGGAGCTTGACGACCTGTTCGGGCCGGAGGCGTTAGGCGGTGTTAGCCCATCGCAACCCGCTTCGGCGGGCGGGGCGACGGTCGGCGCGGGCGGTCTGACGCCGACCGATTATCGCGGGCGAACCATCTGGTCCGGCCAGTTCGATCCCATGCGGCTGGAGGTCGACGCCGAGCGGTTCCAGTACAAGGCCGACGCGGACGCCGAGGGCGTGACCGGGCGGCTGCGCGGGATCGAGCAATGGGACGCCACGGCGTCGGGCAAGATCCTGGTCTTCGAGGACCTTCAGGGCCGCCAGTTCGTCGCCGACGGCCACCAGCGCCGGGGGCTGGCGCGGCGCATGGTCGAGCAGGGCTGGGAAGGGACCCGGCTCGACGGCCACCTGTTGCGCGAGGCCGACGGCTGGACCGCGCGGGAGGTGCGCGTGGTCGCGGGCCTGAAGAACATCCGCGAGGGCAGCGGAACGATCATGGACGCGGCCAAGCTGTTCCGCGACGCGCCGGGCGCCCTGCGCGACCGATCCTTGCCGATCACCGGCGACTTCATCCATCAGGCCCGCCAGCTGGCCAGCCTGTCCGACGCGGCGTTCCGGGCCGTGGTGAACGGCCTGATCCCCGAGCGGTACGGCGCCGCCCTGGGCGAGATGGCCGGCGACCGGCCGGACATTCAGGCGGACCTTGTCGCCCTGTTGCAGAAGGCCGAGCCGGGGTCGGTCGACGGGGCGCGCGCCCTCATACAGGAAGCGATGCTGGACGACTTCATCGCGACGGAGGGCATACAGGGCGACCTGTTCGGCGCCCTGCCGCGCGAAAGCACGGTGATCGCCCGGGGCCGCATCCGCGAGGCGGTGCTGGCCGGGCTGCGCCGGGATGCGCGGATCAACGCCCAGCTGGTCCGGCACGCCGAGGCCATCGAGGCCGGCGGCAACATACTGGCGCGGAACGACAACGAAGCCCGGCTGGCGATCGACCGGGCGGCGGGCGAGCTGGTTTCCCGGCTGGCGCTGCGCAGCGGCGAAATCGGCGAGGCCTTCACCGAGGCGGCCGAGGCGGTGACCCTGCGCAAGATGACCCCGGCGGCGGCGTCCAAGGGCCTGATCCAGCGCATCCGTGCGGCGGTCGAGGCGGGCGAGTTGAACGACATGGGCCGGGCCGTGGCCTTGAACCCCAAGCCGCCCGCGCCCGCCGCCGTCGAGGCGGCCGAGGCGTTCGACACGCCGGGCGGCGCGGGACAGAAGGCGCAGGCCGAGCCGAAGCCGGAGGATGCCTGGCTCGAAACGCCGATCCGCGCGGACGTGCAGCGGGCGACCGAGGCAGCGGCCCGACCCGAGAGTTTCACGCAGGACAACCCCGGCGGCGATTGGGTGGCCAGAAAGCAGGAAGCCGCCGACCTAGAAGCGGACGGGCGCACCTCGCCGACTGGCTTGAACGGCCGTCGCTTGCGAGGGGCGACGACTGCGACGGCTGGGCTGAAGGAGGAAATGCGCCTGCCCGTCGCGGCCTTGAAGGGCCTGGAGGGTGTCGAGGGCGAGCGGCCCGCGCCGGGCGGCGGTAAGTTCGACCGTCTGGCGGCTTCGGTTGCGGAGAATGGCTGGCAGGACCCCCCGGCGATCATGGTCATGGTCAATCACCGGGGCGAGGCCTTCATCGCCGAGGGAAACAACAGGGTCGCGATGGCGGCCCGCGAAGGCGTCGAGACGATCCGGGCCGAGGTTCACTGGCGCAACGGCGCGGAGGCCGTCGAGGGGGCCTTCGCCCCTGCGCGGATTGCCGAGCTGGAGAAGGCCGCAGCGGAGGCTCAATATCGTTCGGACGCGGTGGCCTGGCAGAAGATCAACGACCCCGACGCGATCGGCACCAACCGCGAAGGCGTCATGGATGAGGACCTGATCGACGCCTACGACCGGGCGCTCGCCGCTGGCCGCCTGTCGGACGGCCGGGAAATCGACGCGGTGAACCGCGCCAATATGGAGGCGATGCGGGCCGAGGCCGTGGAGCGGATCGCCGCGCGGGCGGTCGGAGAGGCCGAGGCGAACACGCTGGACAAGCTGATCGCCGAGACCACGGCGCGGATGAAGCGGCTGGACGCCGAGGCCGACGAGATCGCGGCCGAGGGCGGGTCGGTCCGGTTGACCAATCCAGACGGTCGCGGCGTCGTGGTCGGACCTGACCTTGAGAAGGCCGGGCAAGGCCGCGTCACCTATTTCGATGAACAGGGTCCGACGGGTCACGTCGAGTATGGCGACTATCGGTCCGCCGTCCGCGCGGCCCTGCGCGAAGGCTATGCGCGGACCGCGCCCGAGCCCGAGGGCCCGCCGCCCGGCCTGTTCGATGACCTGCCGGATGAGGAAGCGGGCCTCAATCGCGCGATCGACCATTTGAACGCCTGTTCGCCGGGGAAGGGCTGAGACCATGGGGACCTTTCGGGGCTGTATCGACGAGGCGGCGGCGGCGGGCGAGTTCGACGAGGACACGGCGGGCGTCGCGCGCGAAGCCTATGACGACGCCTTTTCCGCCTTCAGCGAGACCTTCGGCACGGTCGAGGCCGACCGGATGGCGGCCGAGGCGACGATGCGCCGTCTGGAGGGCGAGCGGATCGAGGCCGCCCGGCGCCGGGCGGTGATGATCCGCGCCCGGCGATCCGTGCTGGAGGGCGTCGCCGGCCTGAAGACGCGCCGCGGCTATCAGGGCGTGCAGGCCCTGGGCGGCGGCGGCGGGTCCAAGCCGCCCAAGGACGGATGGATACAGGGCGGGGCGCCCCCGCCCAAGGGGCCGGGCAGCGGCGGCGCGATCGCGGCGCGGGCTCTCGAGTTGCTGGTCGAGAACAAGGGCGGCCTGTCGGGCGGGCCGTTTTCTTCGATCGAGGGGCGGTATCGCTATCTGCGCGGTCAGGCCGACGCCATGATGGCCGGGCTGATCGAGGCCTTCGAGACGCGGACCGGGTTCGACCGGCCGGGCCGCGCGCGGCTGGAAAACCTTGTGCGCGAGGCGTTCGGCGAGGACACCGGCGACCTGGCCGCGAAGGGCATGGCCGAGGCGTGGGGCCAGACGGCCGAATGGCTGAGGCACGGCTTCAACGCCGCCGGGGGCGCGATCGGCAAGCTGGACAAATGGGGCCTGCCGCAACGGTGGGACGCCGCCCAGGTGCGCAAGGTCGGCAAGGACGCATGGGTGGCGGGGATCCTGCCGCGGTTGAACCGGACGGCCATGGTCGACCGGGTGACCGGCCTGCCGTTCACAGACGCCCGGCTGAAGGCCGTCCTGGGCGAGGTCTGGGCCAATATCGCCACCGGCGGCGCGATCAAGCGCCGACCGGGCGAGCGGCTGGGGCGCGGGATGCTGGCCAAACAGCGGGGCGAGGAACGGTTCCTGGTCTTCAAATCCGCCGACGACTGGCTGGCGGCGCAATCGGAATTCGGCGAGGCCGACGCCTTCCAGACGATGATGGGCCATGTCGATGACATGACCCGCGATATCGCGCAGATGCAGATACTGGGGCCGAACCCCGACCATCAATTCGAATGGCTGGCCGCCTTCGCCCAGCGCGAGGCCCAGATCGAGGAGGCGGGCGGGGTGCAGGGCGCCTCGGACCGGGCGCGCAGCTATGTCCAGACCGCCCGCGATATGCTGGCGCATTTCAACGGCGACGCCGCCGCCCCGGTGAACAGCAAGCTCGCCCAGGCCGGAATGACGGCGCGGGCGTGGCTGACGGGGGTGTCGCTGGGGTCCGCCATCCTGTCGGATATGCCGAGCGCGCCCATGTTCGGCGCCATGGCGCGCAGCTTCACCGGCCTGTCGCGGACCGGGGATATGGCGGAATTCGTGCGGCTGCTGGCGTCACCGGCCGAGCGGGCGATCGCGCGGCGCAGCGGCTTCATCATCGAGCAGGCGACCGACGGTTTCGTGCGCGCGACGGGCGACAACCTGCGACTGGTCACGGTCGGCGAGCGGGCCGACGGCAAGGCCAACGCCTTCGCCCGGCGGATGCCGGCGGCGACGATGCGGCTGCAGGGCCTCACGCCTTATGTGGCGGCGCGAAAGCGGGCCTTCCGGTTCGAGTTCATGGGCGCCCTTCACGATGTGCGGGGCATGACGCTGAAGGACCTGGCCGCCGGGGACGAGCGCGACCGGATGCTGGGTCAGTGGCTGGAGGCGCGGGGGTTTGACGAGGCGTCGTGGGGGATCATCCGCGCGGCGCCGGTGTGGGAGCCGCGCACCGGGGCCAAATTCCTGAGACCCATGGACGTCGCCGACGAGACCCTGGCCGCGCGGCTGGGCGAGGCGATCGAGATGGAGACGCGGCTGGTCAGCCCGGAGACGACCCTGTGGACCCGCGCCAAGCTTATGGGGCAGAGCCGGCCGGGGACGGTATCGGGCGAGGCGCGGCGCAGCTGGGCCATGTTCCGGGGCTTTTCGATGACGGCCTCGCACCTGTTCGGCGAGGAGCTGGCGTTGCGCGGCAACCGGGCGGGCGGCGTGGCCATGACGGCGGGCTATGCCGCCGGGATGCTGGTCTCGCTGACTATCGCCGGGGCGGTGGCGATCCAACTGCGGGAAATCATCAAGGGCAATGACCCGCGCAAGATGGACGATGCCCGCTTTTGGGGGGCGGCCATGATGCAGGGCGGCGGCCTGGGGATCTTCGGCGACTTCCTGTATGCGGCGCAGGCGCGAAACGGCTTGAACGCCCAGGCGGCGGCCTTCGGTCCGGTCGGCCAGTTCGTCGGCGACAGCTTCAATCTGACGATCGGGAACGCGCTGGAAATCGGCGCGGACCTGGGCCGCGGCGACGAGCTGGGCGAGGCGGTGGCGGGCGCGCGGATCGGGCGGGACGCGGCCGACTATGTCGGGCGCTATACGCCGCTGGCGACGGTGTGGTGGCTGCGCACGGCCTTCAGCCGGGGGGTGACCGACAACCTGCATCGCCTTCTGGACCCCGAGGCCGAGGAGGCCTTCGCGCGGCGCCGCAAGCGGATGGAGCGGGAGTACGGCCAGGAACAGTGGTGGCCGCAGGGCGGGGCGCCGGAGCGGGCGCCGGACCTTGGCGCGGCGCTGGAGCCGACCGAACGCTGACGCGCGTTGCGGGCCTGTCGGGGGCGGCAGGATGACCCCATGGCCAGCCTGCCCGAAAACGACCGCGTCACCGGACCGTTCACCGCCCTGGAGGGGCAGACGGCGTTCGACGGCGACTTTCCCCTGATCGACGCCCCCGGCGATGTGGCGGGATCGTGTGTCGTCTTCGTGCGCGAGCGCGACGGTGTGCGGTCCGAGCTGACGGTGACCAGCGATTTCACCATCACGACGCAGGACGCCGACGGCTTCACCCTGACGCTGACGGAACCGGCCGAGGCGGGCGACCGCTGCCATATCGAGGGCCGCCAGAAACAGAAGCGGCTGAGGGCGCACCCGCAGGGCGGGGCGGTCCTGAGCGATCGGCTGGAGGCCGACGCCCGCGAGGCGGCGGCGCGGGCGCAGGAGGCGCGGCGGGATATCGGCCGGGCCCTGCTGCTGGGCCATGGCCTTTCGCTGAAGCCGCCGGCGCATGGAACCGCGCTGGCCAGCCGGGTCTTCGGCGTCAATGAGGCGGGCGATCAGATCATTCTGGTGCCGAACAGTTCAGCGGCGGTGGCCGAGGACCTGGCGGCGGCCGAACAGCACAAGGTGGACGCCGAGGCGGCGGCCGCGACCGCGACGACCCAGGCCGGGACGGCGACGACGCAGGCGGGGATCGCCCTGGCGCAGGCGGTCATCGCCGCCGAGGCGTCAGGCGAGGCGACGGCGGCCGAGGCGGCGGTCGCCCTGTCGGTGATCGCCGCGAACCTGACGATCGCCGACGCGCAAGCCCTGGTCGACAGTCTGGACGCCGCGACCCTCTATCCCGATATCGCCACCGGCCGGGCGGCCGTGGCCAACGGCGTCGCCTTCAAGGTCGGCACCATCGGCGGGCCGGGCGTGGAATATTACCGCCGCATCGACGCCTCGACGCAGTCCACCCTGTTCACCATTCCGTCGGCGACCGAGCTGGGCAAGCGCAACGCCGTGGTGAGATGCCGCCTCAAGTCCGGCGGCGACGGGCGGAATTTCGTCCTGATCCTGCGTCACCCGTGGGTGGTTCTCCCGGCCGACCGCCTGGGCGTGATCTATGTGGTCGAAACCGATCAGGTTAAGACCTTCGGCTCGCCGTCCGTGACCCTTCGCGACTATGGCGACACCGTCGACCTGTTGACCGCCACCCCGCTGCGGGACGCGGCGGGCAATAACACCCTGATCGACGCGGACCTGTGGCCCGCGCGGACCCTGCTGGAGTTTCCGCGCGACGACACGACCAATTTCTTTCACCTGGTCCAGCGCCCGAACCTCGCCCTGAAATACGCCAACGCCATCGCCGGGCGGGATCTGTACGAAATCCCTTCGCCGGTCCGGCCGGTCATGGTCGAGCGCAAGGATGACGGCCTCCTGATCAAGGCCGCGAACATCACCTATGATGACCCGGCGCGGCGCAGCAACGGCGACTTCACCACGGACAAGATCGTGTTCGCCGGCCAGATCGGCATGTCGCTGGGGGCGTTCGACAACCCTTACGCCCCGGTGTGGCATTGGTCCGAGGCCGAGGTTCGGGGGCGGCGCTATCGCTATGGCCAGATAGGTTCGCGCCATACCGGCAGCGGCAATTTTGACCGTATCCAGCCGTCGACCGACATCTACGCCCTGCGCGTCGGCCCCCTGTCGGAGACCAATCTGAACGCCGTCTCGGGCGGCCATCCGGTGCATGACTTCCTGGGCCGCTGGCACGGCAATCTGGAGGAGTTCTACTGCGCCATCAGCCTGAACGTCTATCCGCGGGCGGTGTCGTATGGCGACGGGGCGACGACGACGATCCCGGTTGGCTTCAGCTTCGCCGATCCCGCCGACGTCCTGATCGAGGTCGAGACGGCGGCCGGGGTGCGCACCGAACAGGTCGCGGGCGTCGACTACAACATCGTGACCACCAACATCGTCTGGATCGCGGGCCATATCCCGCCGTCCGGCGCGCGCATCGAGCGCCACGGCCTGGTCGCCACCAGCACCCGCGACGTTCTGGCCATGATCGTCAGCGACAGCGGCAGCGGCTCCGAGCTTATGATCGACTGGCACGCCCGCTGCTATATGCCCTATGTCGCCGTCGAGGGGGACAAGCCCGGCAAATGGATTGGCGAGGTGCGCGAGCGCATCTGGATCGACCGCAAGGGCCGCCATTGGGAGGCCGAGTTCGATATCGGCCAGCGGCTGGAAATCACCGCCGGCGAGGTGGAAATCCAGGTCGGCGATATCATCGAGGGCGTCACCTCCGGCGCGACCGCCTACGTCTGTCTGGTTCCCGAGTACGGCATGACGGGCGACTGGGGCGACGGCGACATGGCCGGGACCATCCTGGTCGATGTGATCAGCGGGACCTTCGAGGCGGGCGGCGAGGATATCGAGGTCGCCAGCGTGCTGGTCGCCCACGCCGAGGGGCCGCCCAGCGGCGAGGTTAGCGAGCAGAACGGCTATTCCAATATGCTGATCGGCCGCGCCATCACCCGCGCCAAGGCGCAAGGCTATGCCGCCATCGTGGTCGGCCGGGAGGATGCGCGCGACCTGACGCTGGCCACCGGCGCGGACGGGGTGAACAAGGACAGCGCGTCCCTGTATTTCGATGACGGCTCGGGCAACCCGGACGGCGGGATCATCTATGAAGTCTTGATGCCGGAAGGCCCGGCCACGCCGCCGGGCGACTTCAGCAACTGCACCACCTCCGTCATGACCTGCCAGGACCGCGTCGACGTGGTGAAGGTCTATCCCGGCGTCAGCAGCGGCACCGCGCCGCGCAAATGGGCCCGCCGGACCACCATTCGAGGCACCTATCGCTGGCGGGACGGAGCGGTCGTATGAGCGGGATTGACCAGCTGGCGATCGAGCGCGCCGATCGGGCGCTGGCGCTGGCCGCCCTGTCGCGGGGGCTGGCCGAGCGCCGCGACCGGATACAGGCGGCCATGGTCGCCTGGCCGGAGCCGACGGCGGTTGACCCGCTGGAGACCGTGCGGGCCGGCGTCGCCTTCGCCTGCGCCGAGATCGGCTGCATACCGCGCGAACATGACCTGTATCTGATCCCGCTGGCCGCCTTCGCCGCGGCCGATGTGGACGGGTCGCTGGGCGGCGGCGAGGCGGAACAGGCGCTGCGCCTTCGCTGGCGTCACCTGACCTATTGGGACGACTGCCTTTGGGGGCTGGAGGGCTTGACCGCCGCCGCCCTGGCCAAGGTGGAGGCGGGCCAGTGAGCCGGGCGCCGACCCGTCGGCCGGAGGCGGGCGCGTCGAATGAGCGGGCCGATCAATGCCCGCGCCATGACGACTGCCAGCGCGAACAGGCGCGGGCGCTGACGCGTCTGGCCGACACGGCCGAGGCCTTCCAGGCCGAGTTCCATGAGCTGAAACCGACGCTGCAGGCCATGGGCGATATCCTGACCAAATGGCTGCTGTTCTGCGCCTTCGTGCGGAAATGGTTTCCCAAGGTCGGCTGGTGGCTGCTGCCGATCGCCGTGACCCTGTTGAGCAAGGGATCGTCCGAGGCGGTCGACGCCCTGATCCAGGCCGCCACGCTGGCGGCGCAAGCCTATGTCGCCGGAGCGCCCGCATGACCGCCGCCCGTCCTGCCGCCCGTCCGAAGATGAGCCGGTCGGAGCTGCTGGGGCGCGTCCTGGCCGTTCACCCCGATCGCGGCCTGTTGAACGCCCCGCTGCTGATCGTCGGCGTCCGAGGCTACTATCGCGACACCATGGGCGCGGTCGGCCGCAACGATCGCGCCGTCTATGACGATGCTATCTTCGTCGTCACGCCGGACGCCTTTGTCGCCTTCAACGCCAACACCGACCCGAGCGGCTATCGCAAGGGCAAGGGCTTTGGCGCGGGCAAGGGGATGGCCAGCCTGAACCCCGGCGTCTGGCCGGTGTACCGCCTCGACGTTCACAAGCGCGGCGCCAAGGGCGCGCATGAGGCCCTGTGCCAGCGCGCGGGCGTGGTGACCGTGACCCGCGACGGCGACCCGCCCTATCCCGAAACCGGAATGTTCGGGATCAACATTCACCGGGGCGGCTGGGGTTCGACCAGCTCCGAAGGGTGTCAGACCATTCCGCCCGACCAGTGGCCCGCCTTCATCGCCACCGTGACCGACCAGGCCAAGCGCATCGCCCCCGCGGGCTGGCGGCGCGAGGTCATCCCCTATGTGCTGTTGGAGGGCGTGTGATGATCGCCCCGCTGCTCAAGGCCCTCGCGGGCTGGAAAGGCTACGCCGCCGTGGCGGCCGCCATGCTGGCGGTCGGCTTCGGCTCCGGCTGGACCGTGCGCGACTGGAAGGCGGGCGCCGACGGCGAGGCCGCCGCGAATGACCGCGTCAAGGTGGTGGAGCGCATCGTCTATCGCGAGCGCGCCCAGGCCGACGTGACCAGCCGCATCGAGACGCAGGCCGCCGAGGCCCAGGTGCGGATCCGCACCGTCACCCAAACCCTGATCCGCGAGGTTCCTGTCTATGTCACGCCTGACGCTGATGATCGCTGCATCGTGCCTGTTGGCTTCGTGCGGCTCCACGACGCCGCCGCCGCCGGACGCCCGGTTCCCGAACCCTCCGGCCTCGCTGATGACGCCCCCTCGGGTCTTGCGCTCTCTGCCGCCGCCGTCGGCATCGTCGACAACTACGGCGACGCCCACGCCAACGCCCAACAGCTGATCGCCTTGCAGGCCTGGGTGCGCGAGCAGCAGCGCCTGGCCAATAGCCCCGAAACCGGAGACTGAGACCATGGTTCACCCCCGCGTGTCCCCGCCCATCCGCGCCACCCTTGTTGGCGCTGACGGCGCCGCGATCGAGCGCGTGCAGCGGATCACCGTCAGCGGCGCGGTCACGGTCCCCGATTGGGCCACCGGCGCCCGCGTCACCCTTCAGGGCGGCGGCGCCGGCGGCGGCGGCGGCCATGCGACGGGCGGCGGCGGCGGCGGCGGCGGCGCGGGTTGCCCGCTGCGCAACCTGTTGCTGGCGGTCGAACCGGGGTCCGAGCTGACGGCGACGATCGGCGCGGGCGGCGCAGGCGGCGCGGTCGGCGCGTCCGGTTCGCCCGGCGGACTGACCAAGCTGGAGGGCGGGCTTCATGCCCTGCCGTCCGCCTTCGCCGGCGTTCAGGGCACGGTCGGCGCCGCGACCAACGGCGGCAGCGGCGGCGGCTCGGGCTCCACCGGCTACGCCCTGACCAGCTTCGGCACCGGCGGCGGCGGCGACGCGGACGGCGGGGCCGTGTCCGGCGTTCCGGGGATCAGCGGCGTTTCGGAGACCGGCACCGGGGGCGGCGCGGGCGCTGGCACCGGCGGCGGGCCGGGCGGGCCGTCGCGGTCCTTCCTCGCGTCCGGCGGCGTCCTGGGCGGCGTCGGCGCCAAGGGCGGCGGCGCGGGCGGTTGCACGCCCTGGGGCGACGGCGGCGTGGGCGGGGCCGATACGGTCGCGGGCGCGGCGGCGGCCGCCACGGCCTATGGCGCGGGCGGCGGCGGCGGCGGCGGCAACGCCGCAGGCGGGGCCGGAGCGCCGGGCTTCATCCTGATCGAATGGCTGTAGGCCGGGGCGCGTTGCAGCCCCGCGCCCGGCCGTAGCCTGTCCTTCCTGATCGCCGCCGGGGCGATCCACCCGAGGAGATCGAGGCCATGAGCTTCGCCGAAACCCAACTGTCGAAGGTCGCGGAGCTGAAGCCCGCCCCGTCCGCCAAAAACGGCCGCCAGCTGTGGCACTATGAGGGGGTCGCCGACACGGTCGCCGCCGCCGCCGCCGCCGGTTACTTCAACGACGCCCGCGGCCTCCTGAAGGTCGGGGACCGCATCGTGGTCGTCGGCGACAGCGCCACCGACTACGGCATCCTGACCGTCACGGCCGCCCCGGCGACGGGCAATGTCACCACGGCGATCATCACCGGCGGCGGCGGCGGTCGCATCGCGCGCGGCCAGCACACCACGGTCGATGAGAACGACACCGTCGCCACCGGCCTGGGCGCCCTCGCGGGCGTCATCGTCAGCCTGAATGACGATCCGGTCGACGGCGCCATGTATGTCACCGGCAATATCGGCGACCAGGCCGGCGCGCCCGCGGCCGGTTCCTTCCTGCTCAAGAGCTGGAAGAACACCGACGCCGACGCCACCCACGTCGCCGCCACCACCTTCAGCCTGAAGGTCAACTGGATCGCCTTCGAGGCGTAAGGGTCCTCTCCGGCGGCGAGCCCGACCCGCCGCCGGACGAGTGAGCGCCCCGGGGTTGGAGCGGCCCCGGGGCGTTCTGCTATCCGACTGCCGCCCGCGACAGGCGCCGACGCCGCCCGATCCCGTCCGACTTCGCCCGACACTTAAACACGAAGTCGGAAACCGCGCGGCGGATAAGTGTTTGTTTTCAGTGACGGGCAGGGAGCGGGCCGTTAAGAACCGCTTATCCCGCCTCCTTAATACTTTTCGCCTAAGCCCTTGTGGCGTCAGGGGTCCGTCCGACTTCGGGGCCGATTTCCGACTTTTTCAAAGTCGGACGTCCGACTTTGGGGCCTCGTTTGTTCTCAGCGTCGGTGTTCAATCTCGATCCGTGCGCGGGCCGCGCGCCAGATCAGGACCTCCCTCAAGGCGGGGGGCCAAGGGTCGGTGGCATAGTTCACGATTGCCCCCGGTTCGAGCCCGATGAACGCCTCCGGGTCGCTGCGCACCGTGTAGATCATTGATTTGCCGTCCGGCGAGAAGGGCCCTGTCATGGTCATCTGCTCTTGCATGATGGACCTGGCCTGGCCCCAATCGTTGAAGACGTACACCGTGGGGCCGTTCGGAAACGCGGCCGGCCCCGGCTCATGGGGGTTGCCGTCGTCAAAGGTGACAGGTCCGAGGGTCACGCGCATCGCCGTCCCCCTAAGCCGACGCCCAGGCGAGGCCCTGATCGAGCGCCCAGGAGCGCAGCTTCTGGCCGTCCTCGATGGCGCCTTCATCCAGCAGCGACAGATAGTGTTCGCGCAGGATCTTGTCGGGGTTCGACCAGCCGCCCCAGCTGCCGATGCGCGCGAGGGTCACCCCGGCGGCATAGAGGCGGGTAACGCAGGTGTCGCGGGTGTCCTGCAGGGTCTTGTCGCCGAAGGTGGCCGGGACCGCGCCCGCGGCCAGCGCAAGGCCCTTGGCCTCGCGGAAGCGGTCGCCGATGGATTGGCTTGTGTGCCGCCGTCCGGTGATCGGGTTCCACAGGAAGGGCGGGGCGTTCAGATGGCGCACCGACGAGGCGTCGGCCTCGGCCCGGCGCCGGGCCACGCGGGCGGCGACGACGGGCAGGACGCCCGGCAGGGCCACCTGTTCCTTCTTCTCGGTCTTGATCGGGACATAGCGCCAGGTCGGGCGTTCCAGATCGGGCAGGGCGGCGGCGCAGACGTCAATCTGTCGGGCGCCGGTCCACAGACAGGCGGTATAGGCGTCGCCCACATCGGCGAAGCCGTTGGCGTCGCACCAGCTGACGAAGGCCGTTTCCTCGGCCACGGTGTAGAAGACCCGGCGCCCGCGCGCCTTGGGAAGGCGCAGCCGTTGAACCGGCGTGGTCGCCAGCCAGGGCGGGTTCTGCCACGTCGCCCAGGCGAAGAAGGCCCCGGCCGCGCCCATCGTCAGGTTGGCCGTGGCGATCGAGACCTCGCGCACCAGTTCCTTGTGCCAGTCGCGAAGGTCGCCGGGCGTCACCTGATCCACCGGCCGCCCGCCGAATTTGGCCGCCAGCCGCCGCCCGCAGGATTTATAGGCGCGCTGGGTCGCGGGCTTTATCTCGAGCATGGCCGCGCGATCGGCGAAGAAGCCGTCGACCATGGCTTGCACCGTGCGCGGGCCGCGCGACAGGGCGGCGGTCACATCGGGCTCGCGATCCTCCAGCACGGCGCGGCCGCGCTCGATCAGGTCGGCGACCAGCTGGCGGCGAAAGCGGGCGTCGCGGTCCTCGGACAGGGGCGGCAGCAGCTCCAGCGCACGGCGCAGATGACCGCGGGCCTTGCCGCCGGCGTCGGTGTCGCGCATCGCCTCGCGCACGAAGGAGGCCCACAGGGTGCGGCTGTCGGCCGCCGTGGTCGCCGCGCCCCGGTCAAGCCAGGCCCCGTCCGCGTCCTTCAGGTCCATGCCGGAGAAGCCGCAGGCGCGGTTGGCGGGCGACGGTTCCCAGCGAGGGCGGCCGTCGCGCCATTTCAGGCCGTTGCGGAGATTGGCCGGGGCGGCCGGGCGGCGGGTCATGTGTTCGTCGCGCCGCAGACCAGGTCGCGGACCATGTTGACGTCGTCAGGATTGTCCTGCATCCACCGGGCAAACCGCCCCTCGAATTTCTCAACGATCCATTTCGCGCGGGCGACGACGCGCAGGTCGAAACACTGGACCGACATGGGGTCGCTTTTGAATTCAGCGACGATCGGCGAGAGGCACAGGTACATGGCGATCTCGCTGGGCAGCGGCTCGGGAGCCGGACCGAAGCTGCGCTTGGAGTGATATTCGAGCATGGAGCGTGCCCTTTGTTTGGAGCGGAGGGAGCCTAGACCGGAGCGGAGTCCGGCGACAAGCGCGGCCGGGGCGGCCGCTTGGGGACGAAACAGCGGCGGCGGCTTTCGCGGGCGATGCGGCGGCGACACTCGCGGCACCGGACCTGACCGCCCTTGCCGACGGATTGGGTGTTGCCGGGCGATCGCGGATGGCCACAGGGCCAGAGCGAGGGCGGCGTGAGGCGCGGCCAGCTGACGGTCATGGGGTCAGCCTCCAGCGGCGGCGAGCAGGGCCGCGACGGGGTCGGCGATCGGGGTGCGGACGGCGTCGTTCGCGGGCGGAAACTGGAATGAGGGGGCGGGCGTCGCGCGCGCATCCGCGCCCCAGCGGCGGCCCAGCTTGAATTCGAGAATGACGGCGCGCGCCCAGCGCGGGCGCTGGCCTCTCCCCCCGCCGACATACGGCGGGGGGAAGCCGGGCGTGCGGCGCCAGTGGCGTTGCAGCCAGTCATAGCTGACGCCCAGCAGGGCGGCGGCGCCGTCCAGATCGAGGGCGTCGGCGTCGGGCATCAGTCGCGGTCTTTCCGCCAGCGTTTGATGAGGGCGCCAAGGGCCAGGCCGATGGTCGTCCCGGCGCACACCGCCAAGGCGATGATCCCGACGGCCTCGGCGAAGTCCCCGGCCGTCATCACCACGCCCCCCGCGTCACGGCCCGGCGGGCCTTGTCGGTGACGAAGACGCCGCCCTCGCGCCCGGCGGAAGGACGGGCCTCGGCCAGGCCGTTTGCCAGCCAGACGTCGATCGTCTCTTGCGAGACATAGGGGGCCGAATAGCTGGGGCTGTAGCCGTCCTTGCTCTTGTAGAGCCAGCGGTTGTCGACCAGCCGCGACAGTTCATCCAGCCGGACGGCGACGGGCAGATCGGCGGGGCCTTCGGGTTCGACCGTGGCCAGTTCGGCCTGGCCCGCTTCCGCCGCCTCGGCCGCCGTGACCACGGCCTCGCCCTCCTGTTCGACCACGGGCGTCTGGCCCGCCGCGATTTCCTCGGCGGTGAAGGTGTCGCCGCCGTCGCCGGTGAAGGTCTCGATCGCGGCCGCCGTCGGATCGGTCAGGGCGGGTTCGTGAACATGATCGTCCGACGGTGCGCGAACGCGGCCCTCGATCGCGCCGGCGGTGTCGGCGTCGATCGCGTCCTCGGCCGGTGCGGTTTCGTCCGTCGCGACGTCGCGCTCGCCAGCGGTTTCCGGCTCTGGCGCCGCCTCGGCCGGTGCAGTTTCCGGCGCGGCCTCGGCGTCGGCCGGTGCAGTTTCCGGGGCCGGTCCCTTGGCGGCGTCCACGGTTTCGTTGCCGGGCAGGGAGCCGCCGGGAGCGCCGTCGCCGTCGCGGTCGGGCGGGTTCGTGCGCGTGGTGGGTTTCTTGGTCAATTCAGGTTCTCCCTCTGTCCCGAGCTGGTGGTGATATCCACGCCGGAGCGGGTCGGGTCCGCGCCGATGGCGAGAAGCAGGCGTTGGTAGTGTTCGTTGAGCGCGCGCTGGACGACGACGTCGGGCAGGCCCTTGAGCAGCTGGCCGACGCAGTCTCCGAGACAGGAAGCCAGGGCCACGCCAAGGACGCGGGCCTGATTGGGCGGCGCGGCCTGGACGGTGGCGCCGATGACCCGACGGACGGCCGCCACGGCGGCGTCGAGGGCCTGTTGCCGGGGGTCTTCGTCAGCCCAGCCCGGTTGATCGGACAGTCCTTCGTGGGTCAGGTCGAGAAGGATCGAGGCGGCGGCCATCTGTTCGTCGATGTTGACGGCCTCGGCATAGACCCGGTTCGGCGGAATGACGCTCACGACGGGAGCCCCAGCATACGGACCGCGAAAATCAGGACGGTGCAGGCGATGATGATGACGATGACGGGCGTGGCCGACCGGAAGGGGCGGGCGTCCGTGACCTCGATCGGCGGCGGCGGCGCGTCGGCCGGGATGCCGGGAATGTCCAGCTGGTCATTGAGGGCCGGGTCGCCGACGCAGGGCCAGCTGTTCGTCATGGCCTGGCGGCGAAGCGGGGGGCGCGTGACCCGGTGCTGGAGGCTTTCGGGAAGATCCTCGACCGCGACGGGGCGGGCGAGCGTCACGCGGGGCAGCGGCCCCCGCAGCGGCAGGCCCTTGAGCGGCCCGGTTTCATAGACAGACGGCGTCATCGCGCTTCCTCCCGTTGGTGGTCGCCCGCCGCGTTGATCCCCGACCCCTCCGCCCGCTGCTGAGACAACGGATATGGGCGGCCCGGCTCCGATCAACGCGACTGGCTGGTGAAAAAGCGGGTGCGTCGTTGAAAAAGTCAACCAACAAAAGGTTAAGCCATCACCGGCCCGGCGGCGCTGGCGCCACCGGCGGGCGCCGCGCTTTGTTGCGGCGGGG